ACTAATAGTTACACAATTAAACAATTCTATAGCGCTATCAGAAACGCCTATAATAAAATCGTCTCCATATGTAACTAATCGACAATGATCAGCAAATGCAGACATAGATTTCCATTCTGGTTTGTGCTGTTCCATAATTTTTAACCAGGCATACTTGACATACTTCTTATTAACTTCAGAATTCAATTCAGCCGTAATTGGAGAACCACTACCTATACCATTCAGTGGCTGATATACTAAATTAGCACATAAGTGAATAGGCATTAATATCTCGTCGAATAACAACCGGCGTAGATGTAATATAACCTCATCTGGAGCTTTATTCAAACGATGCCACTCCAGAATGTCCTCCAAACAACTTTCTACTATCTGTGAAGACAAAGAGGGACCAAAGTTTGAATAATCTCCAGTCACTATATTAACCCCGCGCTCGGTAAGATAGTGCACTAAGTCTGTCCATTGTAACGAGTCGGCATTAATGCCTATACCATGTTCGGCATAGATAGTAGCACTCTTATATGCTGAAAGGAAACTACCCATATATCTGCGGACATCTATAGTAGTTTGAACGGGCGCTATACTGAATATACGAGTTGATCCGGGTTTTTTACATTTCTCTGGACTTAACCTGTAATCCTTTAAACAATCTACATACAGGGGAAGAGTGACTTCTCCTCGCAATCTACCGATCTCACGGGAAACAAGCATTTTCTCCAACAAACGATCAATACCCAATAATTCTAGACGATCAGCACTCTCTTTCAGATCGAACAACCATCGTTTGCCTTTGCTTCCTTTAGGCCTGAAAACGCTGAGTGGAAAACCTTCGCTAGAATTCCAATTAAGAGGTTCAATGTTAGGAATATGGGAACTACCACATATAGCCTCTTGCAGCGTCAACTCACGAACTTCTGACATAGTAGGCCGACATTTATTGAACAATATTCGTACACTATCTTCACTAACTATTCGCAACAAATCTTCCCTAAATTTTCCTGGTCTACCTAGACCATGTTTATTACATCCATCTCGTAAAGGATGCGAACCGGGTGGCTGTCTACTATCCCCAGGTCTTAAAGGGTTTATTTCCGTCTTAACATCATATACCTGGCTATGCAATAGTGAGGGAATGATTTGAGACTTTCCCGACTCTCTATGTGCAAATTTATCCGGTACACACCCGTAAAACAGCATATTACCGTCCAATTCTACTTGTGCATCGTCTAAATCTCCATACGAAGGCATTTTATACTCAACAGAATCTTTAGGTAAGCATGTTTCAAACCATTCACGACATAATGGCTCTGAATAACCAATGCCATTCCTTCCCGCCACATGCATGCCTATAATGCCAGAGTTACCATTACATACATTCGGTGCCAATAAAACAGAACCACACAAACCTGCACCATGATGACTATATTTATATACACAATCTAGATTAATGGCAGATATATCTACATCTCCAGCAATCATCAGAAACTCATGAGAATCTATTCTCACGGAACGTCGTGAAGGACCGTCTAACGATATAAAATCAGCTTCACTACGTACATTCTTATGCATTCCTGCTGAAGGCAAGTAGGAAACTATATTTGAGAACATTGGTACATATTTAGGCAGAGTCATTATACCTAAATTAGAACTACCTTCTTTGCCATTCACCATCAAATATCTAACAGTCGAAAAGTTATCCCAATCTAGTTCAATTATACTCGTTTTACCATTCCTATTCAGCACTAGTGAAAACTGTCCATCATCTTTATGCCGAGAAAATTCTTCTATATAATGTCGTATTACTAGAAGTTGATGTTGTCGAATACCTAAACATCGACCTTTAATCTCTCGACGTTCTTCTCCTTGGACCCATGAGCATTTCAAAAAGCATGCATTATTCAGCACTTTCTTTTCTACATGCACATCCGTTTCAACAAATTCTCGAGACGCTGGTGTTGGCCGTGAAGCTCCCCTCCGCGGCACTGCAGATTCTTTGAAATAATTGGGACCACCTTCTCGAAAAGCACTATTTAAAGCATCACCTGCTAAAAACGATCCTACGAATTTGTATCCATATTCAGCAACCCTAGTCTCAGCTTGAAATCCTTTGTATACCATCCAAGCTCCTAATAATAAAACCAGAATCTTAATTATGTGGTCATGCAAGAAAGTAATAATAGTATTAATAATTGGTTTTCCAGCACACTGCCACCAATCTTTTACCCATGCTCCCAATCGCGATATAAAAGATCTAGCTTCAACCTGTAGCTGCTCGTGCTCAGACATACGGAATGGGGAATCCATTTCTGCAGTTAGTGAATGATCGTGACGCCATAAAACGTCCAAAGCACGTTTAAACAGCTTGTTCTTAAACAAGCTATTAAAGTGCGAATCGCAACTACATTCACTTGAGAGCGTAAATTCTAAACCTATAGAATTTTCATAAATAAACTTATCAAAACGTTTATTATACTTCATACGTTTTAAATCTACAAAATTTTCACACCAAACTTTAGCATGATTACACACAGCTTTACAAACACCTTTCTTTCGCAGATGGCAAAATAAGACATGCGCACGTATTAGACGATTTCGATTTGTTTCATCTCCTGTAAAAGTAGTAGAAGACTCGATTTCATCTAACGTAACAGTTCCAGCAGCTGGCCAAGATCCGGAAACCCTCTGAGCCTCTGCTTCAAGGTCATACTTACTAACAATATCTAACCACTGTGCTTGACGCATTAACCAAAACACATATGACCGTAATGCAGGAATTCCAGTAAAATTTCTCCAATGGCTAATTGCACGTTTCGACCATTCTCCCATAATTGCTGAGTCATTATGAGCAATCTGAGAATCTCCATAAAATTGTCCTCCACACGGAAGGAAAAATCCCCACACACTCTGACGATCCGTACCAATCCAATGAGAATATTGATGTCGGGGTTCTACAGCTATAGGTAGAAAATCATCCATAATACAAAATGGAGCTATATCTTCTTCAGTTAGTGTCTCTAAATCTATATTACCGACTAATTTAGCCACAGCTCCTTTATCTAAATTTAACCGAGTGACTAACGTAGAAATCTGATCCGAAACATCTCTAGTATAAAATCCTCGCTGCGCCGCATTCAACTCTGGGGAAGAAAAAGGTTCAGCGAAAGAAGCAGAAGGTTGAGGATCATCACTCTCGGGAAAGACTGTCCTAAAACGATCTTTAGCAGCCGTCCACATGCGAGTCATATATGAACATGCAGCTTCATCTTGCAACTCACCCTCATCTATAAAATCCTGCGCAGACTGCCTATCTCTATCAAACCTCTCTTTCAATGTTTCTCTACATCGAGAGGCTTCTTGAACAAACTCCATATCATCTTCAGGATCATACTCGGGATCTAAGCAATAATTACTATTCATACGTCTTTTAAAATTGACTCGCTCTCTTTCATAATGAGCTCGGAAACGATCTCGCAGAATAACAATCATGGCTTCGTACGATAACGGTCCATCATAGACAGTATTAACGTCACTCGCATTACGTGCAAAATAAAACTCCAAGTGCGCACAATTTCTCCTATCTTCTAACTCAATCTGAGATGCATCTATAATATTCGGATACTTAGCTAAAATAGCTGCAGTGAACTGGGCTCTAATCAGCGCTTTTCTACGCCTATATATAGCTTTCGGACATCTTGCATTAACAAACTTAGGAAATGCTACATTTGAGTTCATATAATAAATAAGCGGATTAATGCGCTTATTCTTTTCTTCAACAGCAGCCATAGGAGGATTAAACACACTAACGGAACACATCGCCATATGGGTCTGGATTTCTTCATCTGTGAATGTTCCATCTATAGCATACGCCTCATCCCTTGCAACTACAGGGGGATTACCTATTCCACTCCAATATTTTTGTCCAAGCTGTAACCAATAAATCATTTCCTCTGAACTCTGATAATCTATATGTTGAAGTAATTCTTTACAAATTTCTGCTGTTAAGAAACTCTTTCCAACACCTGCCATACCCACCATATAAATAGGAAAAGGCTCAAATCGAACATTAGGATGATTTCCCGCTTGCACTATATCATCACGAACCTTACATATTTTAACATATAGGTCATAAATAACTCTGCCTCCTGGACAGTTCTTATCCATATTACTCCTAATCAAAAGAGAACCGTAATAACATGCATCAAATACTCGATTTGCTTCTTTACTACTTTTGCCTAACAACCGTCTGCGACGAGGATCTAATAAATCGACAACTTCATCTACCCATATTTTCATATCGGGATAATTAGCATTAGCCATTTTCTTAGCTTTAGCCAAATCACTTGATTCACCGGCACACCACTCATAACAATAAACTAATGCTTCAGCTGAATTCTTAAAGAATAAAGCGGCATTGTTAGCTAATCCCAAGTCTTCCTTCATACCTTTAGTGAATGACATATAATCTTTCGGTAATCTACAAGTCATGCCAAGAGAGGTTATAACTAACCCACACATTAGAGAAAAGAAAGAAGCATTAAGGCGCTTAGTCTCATCACTATAAGTCTCACTTTCATGGGAAGCTGTTCGTGCGTCTGCTTGCGGATCGTTCGATCGCACGAAAAACTTACTCCAGAGATGTTTAACTAAATTTAAACACGTCTGCTGAAGCGACACCATAATATCTAATGATGCAGAAATTAAGGACCCTATCATAGTGCATACAGCAACAGCCAGTGAAGTAGGAGACGGATTAGCTACAATTTGCATTAACTGCCCAATGGAAGAAACTAAAGCTTGCTTAAGCGCATTGCCTTTGAGAGCATCACTTAAACTGCCTACTCCTTCCTTAACAGTATTCTCCAACTCTAATAACGCCGGAGCAACCGCAGATTTAGCTTCAGTCACCATTTCAGCTACTAAATCCTTCTTCATAGTTCTAAAAGAAGAAGCAACCGGAGCAGTAACTGCTTTGCTTAACAAAGATCCGGCAATCCCCGAAGTAAATGAATTTATAAAATTCATCTCAGGTAAAGCGCGTGAATCGGAAAAACCTGTATCATCGCTATACACCATAGCTGGAAAACCAGTATAAACATCCATGCTAAAATCATCAGCTACACTATAATAGATAGACACATCTATAGTAGGCGTACCTTTAGCACCTTCTAAACCTATAACAATGTCTCCTAATGAGGTAAAATTAGCTAAGTCTGTGGCTTGCCACACATCTCCTAATTTACCATTAATACCATACACTCCAGGTTGGTAAAAAGGAATCTCTACTTCAATAACGTTATTTATACTCAAATTCTGAAGATAAAATCCATAAGAGTGATTTCTATACTTATCGGCAATAGCTATCTTGTTACCTATTTTTACGTTAGCTTTATGATCTAAAGGTCTATCAGGCCTATGCTGAACCCAGACACCGCCTAAATAGTTATTGATCACTATACGCAATCGTATACCTCCTCTAAAATAGCGGAAACCAGATAAAACTATAGGAATGTGGCCATCTCGGGCAGCACTCCACATAGGGTAAATAGTAGAAACATTTAAGTCCAATCCACTAGGTACAACAGGAACCTGCAAAAATGCTACATCTCTTACCCGCTCTACTAATGCTATAGAACCGGTATAATACAATTGATAACGACGACATAAATCTTTCAAATCATTAAAATTTTCACCAAACGTTAACATCCCTCCCGTTGTAGAAGGTAATAATCTCGTAGGCTGCATAAGGTTAGGTGTATCTTCTCTTTCCATCTCAGGAAAGACCATATTCTCCAAATTCAAATAAACAGGGATAGTATCGTGTTCAGTACCTGCCCAAATAATATTACCTTCCGTATAAGGTCCTTCCTCATACCAATCTATACAATGCACGGCTCCATCATTTATATTACCAATTTTAATAAAAGTTGCTAGAGCAACAGCAGATTGCGTCGACAAACACGGAATCATATAAAAATATCCATCCAATGACCAAGCTACTCCTGCAACAACTTGTCCAGTCATTAGAGTTCCATTAACCATATAACGTACAGCATAAATTACGTTAGGAGACCAAACAATAACACGTTTCGGTCGCGAAGGTATACCTATTTTATCCAGCTGCGCAATATGGTCACTAACTGAACCATATCTAAAAATTAACTTCTTACTTTCAAAGAAGTTATGCCAAGCTCCAGTATACACGGGGTAATAGCCCTCTTTAAACTGAACAGTATTAGGAATATCAGGATTGGTAGTTTTTGCATTCCAGCTCATACCTATTGCAGGCTGAGCAGGCACAGCAAACTCCATATCAATCCCAGCCCTCACATAGGGAACAATAGTAATATACTTCACGACAGATTCCATTGGAACAAGCGGATTTAAAACAAACATAAATAAAGCACTTGGAGAAGCGCACTCAGATCTCCGTTGAGGACCACCATATTTACGCTTCCACCAAGGTCGATCGCTTATATAAGGAACTACAAAAGTAAAACTACTTGAATCCTGCAAAGAGAAAACAATATGAGCGCTATTACGTGCCTGCTCTAACGTTATCTGCTTATTCGCTCGAACTCCAGGTATATATGCGATTAATAGACGCCCAGTATGAAATGAAGTTGCTACTATATCAAATTTAAATTCTAGAGAACCTCGCCAATACTCATACAAACTAGCTATAACACCGCATGGTGGAATATAATACTTAAATAAGGCACTGGCATCTTCAGTATCCGTAAATAATAAATTCTTATCTATTTGCGGGTGTACATTACAAGACCATATTAACGCTCCAGGAATATTTGTGACAGTATCATTACTATCCCATTTAATTCGACGTAATAACCCAAATTTTCGGATTATCGTGTCGTGAGTGGTAACAGTAGCAGTCATATCTGCGGTATGCCGTGTGCCTATATTCGCACTTAAACTTAACCGATGAATGGGTTCAACTAAACCATTACCTATACACCAGCTATGCGCAACAGTAGGCACAACAAATGTTGGAGGCTCATTGGAGGGCGGATTATCACAATTAGGCATATTCAAAATTCCGTTAGCTAAACCTACTACTGTTTTCAAGGTGTCCATTTCTGGCAACGCTATCGATCCATCCACTAAACCGGTAAAAGAGCTATTAGTAAACCGGATAAACATAGAAAAATGACAACTTCTTGGCCCATTTTGACTAGTAGTCAAAGGCACTAAATCATTTATATATATATTACCCATACATAAGCTATCAGGAAATTCATCCCTTCGCTTTGTATTCATGTAGGGTACATGATATCGATAGGGAATAACTAATGTCGCTTCATTAGAAGCCCCGGCATTAATCAAGACATGAGGCATTTGTGCCATCTCAGCCACATGACTGCGACTAAAACTTTCCCAATGTCCACCATAAAGCCAAGATACAATAAGTTGCCCGGCTTGAAATTTGTTACTATTAATATGGATCTTAATTTCCATGTCTCCTCTCCAATATTGATGAATATGGAAAGGTATAAACATGGGCATATTAGCCCGTTGAACATGATTAACAAAGTCTTTAGGCAAAGTTCCAATTAACGCCAATGGTTCGTCTACTTTCCACTCATAAGCTCTATACAAGGTAAACCGATCAGTAAGATTACTATAATTCGGATTTTCCTCAGTAGAAGATAAATTATACCAGGAAGCTGGCTTAATGGTATCAGCCAAGTCAGTAGACTCAATCTGAGTCTCGCCTAGCACTACATTTGAGGTGCTTACGGCTTGCTCTGCCGGTCCAGCGACACTCTCCATCTCTGCATCTGCAACAGTATATATAGGCTTGTGTTTTTTCAACCTAGCCCACACATCTGCTACTTGTCTCTTTCGTAATATAATATTGCGCAAAACTAAGCGCTGCTCTGGTAGACGATGACGCCATACCATATAATCAACATACCAAGTATTGGTATGTCCCAGAGCTCTAAAAGGGCCACATTCTGGAATAGTAGCCCTCTTTTTAACTTGCTTGGGGCTATAGGTTCCAGTACGCTCATATGGCCATTGTTGTTCAACTATAGGAGCAAAATGCTCCTCAACATCATCAAGACGCGTAAAAGGACGCTTCTTCTCAAACTGCGTCTTAACGAGCATCTCACAATAAGCTCGACGCTCAGTATCATCCATTATTTTATAACATTCCATAGCTATTAATGGAATGGGTGCAGAAGGTTTTTCGCCAACAACTATAAAACCTTCAGGAACAACACGTTCGCACAAAGCTCTCCCCAAATTCGTCAATGTATTAACAACGGAAACAACTGATCTATTAATAACGGCCATTTTATATAATTGATAATAACAAATATGAACGAAAGCAACGAAAACAACGAAAGCAACGAGCGCAACGATAACAGAAAGACAAAAATTCCTGTTTGAGTAAAAAGTTGAGTCTGCTCAACAACCAAGGGGTACAGGATATGCACTGTGGCTAAGTGTTATCATATCCCTTTTCTGTGTAGTCGACCCCCACAAGTACACAGCACTTCATAATTGAAATAAT